ACGAACTGCTTCCGTCATACCGGGACCAAATCCACTAATCAGAGATATATCAGTACCCGCCTGACGCCCTGCCATCTGACCACCAAACTCCTGTGCGCGCATAGCTTCTTGTTCCGCAAGCTGTGCCATCGGATCAGCGGCTCTTTGGGCGAGGCTTAACTGTAAGTCCTGATATTGGGGATCGTAGGTCTGACGAGTCTCTAAGAGTTTACCCTGTAAAGCGGGGTCTGCCATTGCGGATACATAATCTCTTGCCGATTTACCGACATCAAGTTTAGGCATGGGAGGTGGTTTCTTTCCCCCGCCAAAGAGCTTATTTAAAAAGAACGATGGAACGCCCGAACTGTTTACAGGCTCGCCTGCCCCTCCGGCATCTTTGAGCATCTTTGCTTCTGCTGAATTGATATAGGCGAGTGACTCACCCTCGGGAGCATTCTCATTTAAAAGCCGAGCGGCCTGTGCCAATGGATCTTTTGTTTTATTTTTCATCATGGCGATTAAGTTTTGATTATGTAATTTAAAATGATTGTTGGTTGGACATTGTTGTGAGCTGATCCCCCACCTGTTGAAGAAGTCGAGCCTGAACCTGAACTAACATTATTTGTGTTACCTCCTGCAGTTCCGAAATCATCTTCTGATGCTGAGTCAATAATAAGTCCATGTGTATGACTAGGTATTTCTGATGTTGTGAGGGTGTGGGTTTCAGAACCACCTGTTGCACCTAAAGTGTCTCCATTTAATCCGCCTGATTGATTAGTTAGTCGGTTGGCAGAAGATCCACCCATGTCATCCTGACCGGCAATTACTCGGCCTCGAAGATCAGGCTTATTGAATGTAGTTGAACCATCTCCTGAACCATAAGTAGTCCCTATGACTTCAAATAAATCTGCATACTCTGTGCGAGAGATTGGAGTATTATCACAGAATAACCAATCACTATTAGGGAGAGCAGTACCTGCAAATGGCATGACTGTACCTGTAGGCATGAGTGACGAAATCGCTGAGGGAGCAAGCTTCGCAGATGTAACTGCCTGATCCTTAATATGATTTGTCGATACTGCACGATTGGCATCAACAGATGCGTCACTAAGTAGTTCGTTGCTACCGATACCATTGGCTTTAACCTTTAGCTTACCATCCCCACCATTCACACCATAGGTGGCGTTATTCGCGATGATAGTTGCACCATCAGCCGGGTCACTGAATGTCGCCAAGTCAGCGATATCCATCAGCTTTTGAGCGGTGACCTGATCACCTGATGAAAAAGTTTGTCCTGTCGTTAAGATTGCCATTGTTATTTCTCCTATTGCACTGAAGTGGTTGATCGATCTGAAAGCCTAGCATCTACCCGTGTTGCACGAACATAGGGTCTGCCATTGGTTGGCTGAAAGTCTGCCTGTATGCCAAAGCCTCTTTTATTAACTCGTAGTCGAACAGATGTATCTTCTGCCACATCTAATTCATTACCAAGTAGTGATGATAAAGTGTTTGTCTCACTAATTGAGTCAGGGTCTTCTGCGATAAACTGTATGTTTCCATCCGATGGATTTTCATCGCTTGATTTTAATTGTAATTCTGCCCGACTGAATGTCTTACGATCTAGGGAGTCGGCATCGTATTGACGAGTAGTCAGTTGGCTAATCACTCTATGACCCGGCTCGTTGGAAAGTTCCTGACCGACTTGCTCTAAGACAAAATCATTACCCTCTAGTGCATCCACTTTATGGACACCACCTTCCTCGGTAGTTAAGTAAAGAGCATTCTGTGAACCTTCACGAGCAACTAATAAATCGCGTATTGCGAAATCTTCAGAATCAACAGTGTCAATGCTTTCAAAGCCTTGGTTGATGAAGTTATAAACCAAAATAGTATTCAGCTTATTACCATCACCTATGCCAACGCTTGAATCTAGTGGAAGTGCCAACCAATAGCGGTTGTTAAAATAAACGCCAACTGACAGGTGGGCAAAGTCCTGATTGATGCGGTCGATGAAAGGCTGAATTGTTTCTGATATCGGTGTGCCTGTACCTCGCAAGTTATACTCATCTATAAATTGTACACTGTATATCCCTTGGTCAGATAGAAATAAAATCTGATTAGCCACCTGTACAATAGATTTACGAGCAGATGCTCCAACCTCGTCTGTGACCATTGTGGTTTTTACATCGGCAAGAGATCCACTCACACCTGTCATCAGATGAATGGATTTACGATTGAATACGACTACCGAATCCTGTGTGAAACCTTTAATCCCTACTATAAAATCGCTCTTACCTGATGAGATGCGAAATTGATTTCCGATCTCGTCAAATGTATCTGAGTCTAAGATATCCGAGGCCACCAGCTCGTCCCTGATACCTCTATCCGTTGGGGAGGTTGCTGATGTATATTGATACGGAACCCATAGCCTACGCTGATGAAATTCACCAAACGGAGCCGCAGGCTGATGGATAAATCCTTTGCCGAGTGCGAGTGGTCTGCTGACTGTCAGAGAGTGATTGGAGTCATCTGCAACCCCTAGATTAAAAGTAAATTGGTTGACTGTAGGTACGCTTGTGACCACCACTTCACTTCCAATAAAACTATCATATATCGCAGACTGTGAAGTGTGGATTGTAAGTCTATCTCCAACTGTAAGTCCATGTGATGAAATATCCATTGTCACAACACCACTGACGGATGCCGCACTACTATCTGTCAGATAAGCAGGTGCTGTATATGCACCATTCGCCACTTTGGCGAAGTCCTCAAAGTATTCCACCTGCGCGCCACTGACATTAAATTCTTTCGTCTGTGACTGAGTCATGGTGACTGTCAACTGAGTGGAGGATGGAACACTTGCCACTTGATAACAATCGTTTGGATTATATTCCCAATTACCCAATCGTGTTAAAGTGACAAAGTCACCGACTAATCGCCCGTGATCCGATTCAGTAGTAACTGTAATTGTCTGCCCCGACTGAGTTGCTTCCGAAATCTGCACTCTGTTTAGAACAGGACTCGCGGATAGGGTGGTCTTGCGAGTTCTAAATATGAACATCTTATCGAATCCTTGAGTCATTCCACATGGTGCATCCACAGTTTCCCCACCTTGCTCGTACCGACACTTATATAGCTTTGCATCTTTGAGCCTAATGATTATGCAAAGATTATTCGATGCTGAGAAAATAAAGTCATCATTCTCTGAGGTAGCATCGGAGAAGACTGCTGATCCATAAACTGCATTTACCGCATCATCGTTGAGGCTAAAGTTTTCTGTGGTGGATGCGACTGATGTATCTCCGACATTAGGACTCTTAACAGAGAAAGTAACATCTGCCCCTATGTCGTTGAAAGTTATTGTTTTGGCAGATGTGTTAATTGCAGTAATCGTATGACTACCATTGATTGATGCATCAATATCATCCACATGAACTGTCCCTCCGACCACAAACTCTGAAGCAGGTGTGTCCTGTAGCGTAAGAGTTACCACATTACTTAACCTAGATGCCGCAGTAACCACATAGTTCGTAGTCGTAGTAATCGAATTACCCATCGATGCGACTGATGTTCTACCAAGGGGATTGTACGAAATCCAAGGCTGATCCATGTCAGACCAATCAATATCTATATCGTTCCATCTCTGTGATGAGCCTACTGTATTAAATACCTCATTAGCACCTGTAGAAGCATAGGTGATTGTGCGTGTATTGAAGTTTACCGAGGCTAAAGCAAATGTGCCATTTGGATCATCTACTGTGAAGTTTAAACCATGAATCGTGATGTTATCCCCAACGATGAAAGACAGGCTAGGAGTTTCGTCCAAGACTGCGGTGACTACATTGGATGACCTTGATGCGGATAAAATGATGTAGGGTAAACGAATCGCATCCTCTCCTGTGGTAATCGATCCAAAGAGAGTCGATAAACCTTTGCGTGGTTGCCAAGTACCATCGTCATTCATGCGACCATTCTTGGACAGGGCTACCTCTCCGGGTTTTAACTGATTAGGTCGCAAGCGATTATTCATCCGCAGAAAGAAGGTATCCCCTTCTGTCACGAATGGATCGTCTAGTTTGCCGTAACTGCGGTATCTGCTCACTTCTTCTTTATCTCCTGCCAAAGTTTCAGGGACATATAAACCAAGGTCACCAAGCCAACCGCGATTCCAATTACCGAGTCAAATGCAGACAGACCAAAGGTGGCCGCTGTGCCTGACATTCCTAATACTGACACTCGATCAATCATCGTCTATTAGGTGATGGCCCGAAATAAAAGCCGAGGATTCCCATAAGGGCCGTTTGCCCCATGTACGAAAGGTGTCCACTACTGAGTGTGATGGGGTCTTGGCTTGCGGGCCACGAGAAGAGTCCGAAGAGGAACTCTGTTCTTCCCTCTCCGTTTGCGTTGGTGATTGAAAGAAATTCGGCTTGCGGAAAGAGGGTGCAGAGCAAGACGCAAAGGCACAAAGTACCAATACCCATAAAAGCAATAATCCTACGAGAAAAATCCCTGAACTCATTATTACCTCCTTCAGCCAACTGAGCTTGGAGCTTAAGAAAATTTTCATTTGCACGACTTTCTCTTGCCACTTCGAGTTCGTGCTTTTGGCGGCGAGCCTCAAATAACATTCCAAACCCACCCTTGAGGATAGCACCCATAGCTGTACTACCACCCCCCGTAAGTAACATAAGCAAGATTTCACCCATCTCACCTAGCTACTCCGTACCTAAATTC